ACGTGTTGCCAAGCGGCTCGGGCTAACGCCGCAGCAATATGCACAAGAACTCGCCAAACTGGAGGCGCAAAATGGTTGATAACCAAACCCCAAAACGCACACCTCGTGCCCTAGAAACCCGTGAGCAGGATGCTCGCCCAAAGACTTGGATGCCCGCAAGTACCTTACCGGTACCGCAGGAACAAGAGGGTTATAAATTCCGTTGGATTCGTCGTTCGATGCTTGGACAAGAAGACCCGACAAACGTCTCGAAGAAACGTCGAGAAGGTTGGGAACCAGTACGATCGGAAGATCACCCGGAATTATCTTTGTATCTCGACCAGAATGCCCGTACCTCTGGTTTGGTTGAAGTTGGCGGTCTGATTCTGTGTAAGATGCCGTCTGAGATGGTTCAACAGCGTAATCAATATTACGCCAAGGCTACTCAACAGCAAGCTGACGCAGTAGACAACAACTTCATGCGTGAAAATGATCCGCGAATGCCACTCTATAAAGAGAAAAATTCAAAGGTTACATTTGGTTCTGGTTCGTAAGAGCCGAAATTTCTTAATTTAAGGAGCTACATATGGCTGCTACTAGCACTCCCTATGGCCTGAAGCCGGTTAATCTGATCGGTGGTCAAGCCTTCAATGGTGGTGTAATTCGTGAAGTGAAGTTGTCTACGAATAACACTGTCGCTTTCTATACCGGTGATCTGATCCAACTGTCGTCGGCTGGCAACCCGCAACCTCTGGCTGCTACCATTACTACTGGCACTACTGCTGGTGTGATCGGTGTATGCGTAGGTGTTTCGTACGTTGACCCGAATCTGAAGTACCAAGTGTACGCTCAGACGCTTCCAGCTAACGCCATCACTGGCGGTTACACCAATGTCACTATCCACGTTTGCGACGATCCTGATCAGCTGTATCAGATCCAAGGTTCTGCCGCTTTCGGTACCCTGACCAACGGCGCTGCCGGTGCGATTGGTAAAAATGCTGCTCTGGGCAACTTCGGTGGCAACGCTACGACTGGCCTCTCGACCGTAAATCTGGTTGTTGGTGCTAACGGTGGCTCGCTGGCCTCGACCGCTACGCTCGCTATGCGCGTAGTTGATGTTGTTACTGCTACGGCTGGTGACGCATATCCGGACCTGATTGTTAAGTTCAATCAAGGTGCTCACTCGTACTACTTCGCCACTGGCGTATAAGGAGCTAATAAATGGCTATTTCTCGTTCACAACTACTTAAAGAGCTGCTCCCCGGCCTAAACGCGCTGTTCGGTATGGAATACAAGCGTTACGGTGAGCAACACAAAGAGATCTACGAAACCGAAACCTCGGAACGTAGCTTCGAAGAAGAAACCAAGCTGTCTGGCTTTGGCACGGCTCCGGTGAAGACCGAAGGCTCGGCTATCGCTTATGACAATGCTCAAGAAGCCTTTACCTCGCGCTATACGCACGAGACGATCGCTTTGGGTTTCAGCATCACTGAAGAAGCTGTCGAAGATAACCTGTACGACTCACTGTCGTCGCGTTATACCAAGGCTCTGGCTCGTTCGATGTCGTACACCAAGCAAGTTAAGGCTGCAAACGTCCTGAACAACGCTTTCAACAGCGCCTACAAGGGTGGTGATGGTGTAGCACTGTGCTCGGCTTCGCATCCTCTGGTTTCGGGTGGTGTTAACTCGAACGTCCCGGGTGTTGCTGCTGACCTGAACGAAACCTCGCTGGAAGATGCCGTGATTCAAATCGCTGCATGGACTGACGAACGTGGTCTGCTGATCGCCGCTAAGCCGAAGAAGCTGGTAATCGCTCCGAGCAATATGTTCGTTGCAACCCGCGTCCTCGAAACTGAACAGCGTCCAGCAACTGCTGACAACGACATCAATGCTCTGAAGACCAACGGTTCGATTCCAGAAGGTTACACTGTTAACAACTTCTTGACCGACCCTGACGCATGGTTCCTCCTGACGGATGTACCTAATGGTCTGAAGCACTTTGTCCGTACGCCGCTCTCCACACAAATGGAAGGTGATTTTGATACTGGGAACGTCCGATACAAGGCTCGCGAGAGATACTCGTTCGGTTGGTCTGACGCTCTGGGTATCTACGGATCACAAGGGGCGGCTTGATAAAAGCCCTGTAGTATAAGGCTTTGGGAGACCCCGCTCACAAGGCGGGGTTTTCTTTTATCTAAACTTTATACCAGTCGTTGACAAAACATCCCACATACCTTATACTTGGCGTTATCAATTAAGGAGGATGTATGAAAACGTTCAGCGAAGTAAAAGCGCAATTTCCACAAGACGTACAAGATCGGTATGACTTTAGTAACGCCGAATACACAGGGGCGCTGGAGCGTATCAAGAATGTAATTTGCCCTGAACACGGTGTGTTCTCACAATACGCCGCTCAGTTTCGTAAAGGTCGTGGCTGCCCTGAATGTGGAGCTAATGCACGTACTGAATCTCGGAGAACTCCTGCTGAGGACTACATCGACAAAGTAACTGAAGTACACGGTGGTAAGTACGACTACAGTAATATTGGGTTTGCGAGAATGAATGCACCAATCACTGTTATATGCCCCGAACACGGAAAATTTACTATTAGCGCAAACCATCACTACTACCGGAAGCAAGGATGTGGAAAGTGTGAGACCGAGGCTAAACGGGTTCGTATTGTGCAGTACCGTCACTTAAGTGCTGACGCAAAGATTACTAACACCGCCAAAGGTTTCTTCGATCGATGTATGGCAGTTCACGATCACAAGTATACGTATCCAGAGCAGGAGTACAAAGGAGCTAAACAGAAACTTGTGGCGATATGCCCCGTACACGGGGAGTTTGAACAAGCTGCTTGGGCGCACTTGTCAGGTAAGGGCTGTGCTAAATGTGGTGCCGCAGATCCGAAATGGGAACGTGATATATACGCAATCACTACAGGTTTAGGGTTTGAAGTGGTGCGCTCTGCACCTGTATTAGATGGTAAGCACATCGATCTATACATCCCTGACCGAAAGATCGGTATCGAACTACATGGGCTTCGCTGGCATACCGCCAATAAACGTGGGGTCAGTTACCATCGTGATAAATGGGTTTCGGCTAACGCGCATGGTATTCGATTGATTCAGGTATTTGAGGATGAGTGGGCGGAAAAATCTCATATTGTTCAGAATCGGATTGAAGCAGTTCTTGGCGTATGTAGTAAATATGCCGCACGCAAGTGTCAGGTAGAATCGTTATCCGCAACCGAAGGGCGAGCGTTTTTAGAGGCGCACCATCTACAGGGTTCTGGTAACGCGTCGGCTTACTACGGGTTATATAAGGATGGTGTATTGCTAGCGGTCGCCTCATTTTGCCCATCAAGATCAGGGGCCATGACAGGAGCGAAAAAAGAAGGTGAGTGGGAGGTACTACGATACGCATCGATCGGTCGGGTTCAAGGTGGGTTCTCGCGACTATTCAAACAGTTCCTACGCGATACTAATCCGTCGAAAGTTATCAGTTATTGTGATTTGCGATATGGAGATGGGCGTTTATACGAAGCCGCGGGGTTTATGCTTGACTCGATCACAGAGCCAGACTATTGGTGGGTTCCCGCTGGTAAAGTCCAACGCGTCCCACGGTATGTAACACAAAAACATAAACTAAAAACACACCCCATATTGGCGCAATATTTCTCTGAAACCAAGACCGAAGCGCAGATTTGTGCAGAGGCGGGATGGGAGAAAATATTCGGTGTAGGGCATCAAAAATGGATATGGATGAAAACCGTTGACAAACCAAACACCTAGCATATAATCCAACCATACCCGGGACTTACTTTACCCCATACGACTGGCCCGGCAGACGTTATAGAGACTTATGGGGATGAGCTATAACTCAGGAGTACTGCTATGAGCCGCACGACGTTTTCTGGTCCAGTCAAATCGGACAATGGTTTTGAAGGTAATGTAACTGGTAATGTGGTTGGTGGCGTTGCTGGCGCTGTTGCTGCTACTACGCTGAGCGCTTCGGGCGCTGTAACGATGACCCTGCCTACTACGGACCCTGCTGTTGCTGGTCAATTGTGGAACGATACCGGTACGGTTAAAGTTTCTGCTGGCTAATCTTTCTTCTTGAAAGGAGCCAAGCATGGCTATGCAATATGATGTAAAGGCCGCGGAGGTATTGACCTCCGGTTCGGTCTACGGCGCAAGAGCGCGTATCAAAGGTCTGATGATTAGTTTCGCTTCTGGTGGTACGGTTGTACTGAAGGATGGCGGCGCTAGTGGGATTACGCGTTTTTCTTATACCGCCCCTGCTGCGGCAGGTAGCACAAGCGTTTTGATTCCGGGTGAAGGTATCCTCTGCGACACCAATATTTACGCAACCCTGACAGACGCCACAGCTACGGTGTTTTATGGCTAAGAAAGGCGTAAGCCTAGCGGTCGGTCGCGGTGAGAAGTTACCAGTCTCGAAAGGGGCTGGTTTAACCGCCAAAGGCCGTGCCAAGTATAATAAAGCAACAGGCTCAAACCTAAAGGCTCCACAGCCGGAAGGTGGCGCACGCCAAAAGTCTTTTTGTGCCCGTATGAGTGGTATGCCCGGTCCAATGAAGGATGAGAAAGGTCGTCCGACACGTAAGGCCGCAAGCCTGAAAAGGTGGAACTGCAAATGAGTGACGAGCAATTGATCCGAGAGATCGCAACACACGGCGCGGAGATTAAGCATATTCAAGACGATCTGGATGCCATAGCCGCGGAGATGAAGGAAGTGCGTATCGCATTGTCCGAGATCAACAAGACCCTTTCTGAAGCTCGTGGTGGATGGAAGATTCTGATGATGATCGGTGGCGCAGGCGGTGCAGTTGGTAGCTTCATCACTTGGGTTGTGGCCCACTGGAAAGGTTGATTGTGCCGAGTACATCGAAGAAGCAACGTAATTTTATGGCGGCAGCCGCGCACGACCCTGCATTTGCTAAGCGTGTTGGGGTTTCGCAAAAGGTAGCTAAAGAATTCAATCAAGCCGATAAAGGCAAAAAATTTAGAGGTGGTGGTATGGCTAAAGACCTAGACGCAAACATCTACACAGCTGACAAAGGTCAGCCTCCAAGCCCTAACGAAGGCCCAACCAAGACGAAGCCTAACCCACGTGATGCGAACATCTTCACTGCTGACAAAGGTATCAAGCCTCCACGCAACGACGACATGGGTTCGGTGGTAAAGAAGAAATGTGGTGGTTCGGTTAAGAAAATGGCTAGTGGTGGTAAGGTCAGAGGCTGCGGCTGCGCCGTAAAAGGTAAAACTAAAGGACGAATGGTGTAATCATGGCTAAGAAACTTTTTGGTGGTAAAGAAACCCCCGCTGAGGAAATGAAGGAAGCCAAGGCTCTGAAAAGTGGCAAAATCTCGAAGCAACAATACGTCGCAGGTGAGAAGTCCGAAGGTCACGGTTCAGGCGCTGCTAAGAAAGCATCTGCAATTAAGTCAGGCCGCATGTCACCGAAAGCTTATGCCGAAGAACACAAAGGTATGAAAAAGGGTGGATGTGTTAAGATGGCTCGTGGTGGCGGTGTTGCACGTAAAGGTGTGGGGCGCGGACGGGTCTGCTAATGGCTAAGAACTTGTTGCATGATCGCCGTTTCTTAGAGAGTATTGATTCTGAGCGCGG